ATGCTAACAGAGACAATTACTAGGAGAAAATATTATGAAGAATGATGCAGGGGAAGACACGTCTATGTCTGTAGATGAAACATTAGAACAGAGAGGGAAACGTTATGGCACGTTTGTGAAGCACGCAGAACTCTCTCAGAGCCTTTTACGCTGTATACGTACACACGCTTTACTAAATGACAAAACCCTCTCAGAGATACACACAGAGGCTCTCACGATGATCTGTCATAAGATTGCACGTATAGTTAATGGTGATCCCAACTATGATGATAGTTGGAGGGACATTGCTGGCTATGCTACGTTAGTAGAGAAACATATTAATGGAGAGGATGTATGAACGACAAAGATAAAGTAAGGATGTTTGACTCCCTCTTTATGTCAGATGTGTTTGATAGTTTGCTCAGGTCTGAGCTTACAGTGTCTTACACACTGATTGACGATGGGGACTGGGAGACTAAGGATGCTGTAAGGAAGGTGTTGAAATATTACAGTAGTGTTGCACAATATGAAGAGTTTGAGGAGACATACATTGAACGTGACAGTTGAGAAGGCTACTGATGTAGACTTAGTACGCTGGGGCTGTGAAATGACTATGCATGGGCAGACTTCCAAGGTGAGTATAGGGAAGATGGCTAGGGCTGAACATAGCCCTCTACGTTGCTTGATGTACAAGGTGGAGCTGCAAGGCATCCCCTCCTTTGTCTCCACACACTTAGTGAGGCATAAGATAGGTGTGGAACACTTCGTCAAGTCTATGCGAGATGATCTGTACATCAACCCAGACACTGTTGTAGACAGGAACACTCCTGTTAACCATGGCATGCTTATTAATGCTCAGGCATTGGTACAGATGGCACGTAAGAGGCTTTGCTTCAAGAGTCATGCTAAGACAGTGGGGGTGATGAGGAAGCTTAGGAGGGCCTTAGAGAAGGTGGAGCCTGAGTTAGCCCCCTTCCTAGTGCCTGAATGTGTGTATAGAGGAGGTATGTGTCCTGAGTTTAGGGAATGTAAGCCTGGGCTTGCTAATGTCTTAAATGCGTATGTAAATCCATACGTGGAGGCTGAATGAAACATGCCATAGTTAAGTTTAACAACGGCAATGGGGCATTGTTATGCAACTCATGCAACACTATTGTAGCGTATGGGTTTGACCATGAAGACAAAGTACATCTATGTAAGGAGTGTGAGATGAAAGAAAGTTTGTTCCACGACCAATGGGAATTTTTACAGGCTGGTGATGTGGAATGTTTCACACTTGCCTCTGAGGAGTTGGCCTTTGAACTTATAGAAGAGGAACGGGCAGAGTTGTTGACAGAGTTTCCATACTTCCATGAGAGAGGCACTATAAATTGCATTAAGGAAGCCTTAGACCTAATGTATGTGACAGCTCAATACCTAAACGTCACCCTTGGCCCTGACAAGGCTAAGGAATGTTGGGACGCTTTACATGCTAACAATATGAGCAAGTGCACTGATGGTAAGCTTATCAAGCGTGAAGATGGCAAGGTGTTGAAGCCTGATGGTTTCAAGAAGTTGGACTTAAGTGAGCTGTTACAGAATACTGACAACAACGATTAACAGGAGAAAATATTTTGAGCCAATGCATTACCAAAATGAGCCATAGCTGCGGCTCACGTAATGGGCTTCAAGTGTTCGCAGATGAGGATGGTAGCTTAACAGGCTATTGTTTCTCATGTGCAACATATGTGCATGACCCACTAGGCAAGGGTAAGAGCGTAAGCGATATACCACCAGCTAAACGTCTGACTAAGACTAAAGAAGAAATAGAAGAAGAGATGGCTGACATTGCTAGGTGTAAGGCTGTTGACCTGCCTGATAGGAAACTAAGAGCAACAGCCCTCTCCTACTATGGCATTAAAATTGGTTTTACCGAGGGCAAAGACAAGCCTCCCACCTTCCACTACTACCCATACACATTAGATGGAAAGCTTAAAGCATATAAGACACGCCTCATAGAGAGCAAGAGGATGTGGTCTGTAGGAGATCAAAAGGATGTAGATCTATTCGGCTGGGAACAAGCCAAGGGGGCAGGTGTTAAGCGACTCATCATAACAGAAGGAGAGTTAGATGCTGTCGCCCTCTATACAATATTGCAACGCTACACTAAGGAGGCTTTCATTGACCATATGCCTGCTGTCTGTAGCTTGCCTCATGGTGCTGGCTCTGCTGGGAAAGACCTTGCTCGTCTTATGCCTAAGATACGCAAACACTTTAAAGAAATTAGTTTCTGCTTCGACCATGATGAGGCAGGAGACAAGGCTATCGAAGCTGCTTGCACAGTTGTTCCAGACGCTACCGTAATAACTCTACCATGCAAAGATGCTAACGCTTGCATACTAGAGGGGAAAGGCAAGGCTGCCTTTGCTGCTGCTCAATTCAACTCAGCTAAGCCTAAGAACACTAGCCTAGTATATGGTGAGGACTTACATGAAGAGGCTAGAGAGCAAGCTAAGTATGGAGAGCTCACCTGGCCTTGGGAGCACCTAAACGACACCACCAGAGGTATACGCTATGGAGAAACTATATACATAGGTGCTGGGGTTAAGATGGGAAAGAGTGAACTACTTAACGCTTTAGGTGCTCACTTCATTAAGAAGCATGGTACACAAGTGTTCATGGCTAAGCCTGAAGAAGCTAACAAGAAGACGTATAAGCTACTGGCTGGGAAGATGGAAGGTAATGTCTTTCACGACCCCAAGATAGAGTTTGACTATGATGCCTATGACAGGGCTGGGGAGATGATGAAAGGGAAGTTGGCAATGGTCAACCTCTTCCAGCATCTAGGCTTCGACACCCTCAAGGCTGACATCTGCTCAGCTGTATCTTGGGGAGCTAAGGCCATCTTCATAGATCCAATTACAAACTTAACTAACGGTATGGCTAGTGCTGATGCTAACGTGAAGCTACAAGAATATGCTCAAGAGTTAGCAGCGATGGCCTTAGACTTAAATGTTGTCATCTTCATCTTCTGTCATCTTAAGTCACCCCCACAAGGTGAGGATCATGAGCACGGTGGGGCTGTACTGTCTTCTCAGTTTGCAGGCTCTAGGGCTATGATGAGAAGTTGTAACCTAATGATAGGCTTAGAAGGAGATAAGAGTCCTGACCTAAGCTTAGAGGAGAAGAACATGAGACAATTAGTATTGCTAGAAGATAGAGAGTTTGGACAGACAGGACGCTTCCCCATCTATTGGGACGCTAACACATCACTATTTAACGAGGCTTAGTATGAACGTAGTAGAGCAGATAGAAGAGATGTATGAGGCTAAGTATGATGACTTAGTACGTATATATAAGAGCAGGGCTGGTGCTAATGATGTAGAGGATGTTATACAGGAAGGCTTCTATCGTGCCCTGCTATACAAGGACAGCTTCAACCCAACATACATTAGCCTTTCCAACTGGCTTACCTCCATCCTTAACAACTGTCTCATAGACATGCTTAAGGAGAAGAGAGACGGAGCCTCTATGCATGACAGCGAACATGAGCCCACCATTGATGATAGGTGTCCTTCTGATACGGAGCTTGAGGCCAAGATAGTGAAGGACATAGAAGGTAAGAAGGGCAATACTAGGCAGATACTGTGGCTCTACTTTGTCATGGGGAATAAGCTAGAGGAGATACACAGGGTGCTGGGGGGAAGCTATAGGAGCATCTACTCAGCTGTGGATGACTTTAAGATCCGGTGCCATGAAAGGTATGGACATTTGATGGAGGACTAACAATGCGGATAGCTGTCTTCGACGTGGAGGCTAATGGACTTCTCCCTACAAAGCTATGGTGCCTAAGTTACAACAAGGCTAAGGGCGTAGACAACATAGCCACAACCACTAAGTATGAAATGATGAAAAAGTTTCTACTATCTGCTGATGTATTAGTAGGGCATAACATAACACGTTGGGACATACCTCACCTAGAACGTCTCCTCTCTATCACTATTACAGCCAAGATTGTTGACACGTTAGCGTTAAGTTGGTATTTAGAACCTAACCGCGTACTACATGGACTAGACAGCTACGGTGATGAGTTTGGTGTACCTAAGCCGAAGGTGGAGGATTGGTCTGAACAGCCGATAGAAGTGTACGCACATAGGTGTCATGAAGATGTTGCTATAAACACACTACTATGGGAGAAGCAATGGAAACATCTGCTGCTGTTATATGGCAGTGAAGAAGAAGCATGGCGTCTCATAGACTATTTGTCCTTTAAGATGGACTGTGCCAGGGAACAAGAGAGACATAGATGGAAGCTTGACGTAGATAGATGCGAGAACGTGCTTGAGAAGCTCTCTAAGGACAAAGAGGAGAAAATAGCTGGCTTACTACTGACTATGCCTAAAGTGCCTGTAAGAGCCTCTAAGAGCCCTCCTAAGAAGATGTATAAGAAAGACGGGAGTCTGTCGAGTATTGGAATGCAGTGGCAAGAGTTTTTGCTAGAAAATAATTTACCAGATGATCACAACGAAGAAGTGGATTACATAAAGGAGCAGAAGGAGCCCAACCCCAACTCTAACCCACAGCTTAAGTCTTGGTTGTACAGCTTAGGTTGGGAACCAGAGACATACGACCGCAACAAGGAGACAGGTGATGTACGAAAGATTGAACAGATTAATAGACCACATGGTGCAGGTATCTGCCCAAGCATTAAGCGACTATATAACAAGGAGCCCTCCTTGGAACTTCTTGATGGACTCAGTGTTATCTCCCATCGTATCAGTATACTTAAGGGTTTTCTATCAGCTGTAGACGAGGAGGGTTATGTACAAGCACAAGTGCAAGGCCTTACTAATACGCTTAGGTGGAAGCATAAAGTATGTGTAAACCTGCCAGGTATTGATAAGCCCTATGGTGATGACATACGTGGCTGCCTAATATGCCCAGAGGGTTATGTCCTTGTGGGCTCAGATATGAGCAGTCTGGAAGATAGAACTAAACAACATTACATGTGGGACTTTGATAAGGACTACGTGGAGGAGATGATGACAGATGACTTTGATCCACATCTTGATCTCTGTGTGGCTGGTGGTATGCTTACTGATGGTCAAGTGCGAGATCACAAGAAGGGAATTCAAGACCATAGTGGAGCAAGAAAACTTGGAAAAGCTGCGAACTACTCCTGTGTATATGGCGCTGGCGGAGCTACTGTTGCTAGGGCTGCTGGCATTAGTGAGCGTGAAGGTGTTAAACTTGTAGAAGCATATTGGAAACGTAATTGGTCTGTAGAAGCTATAGCAGCAGATCAGAAAGTTAAGCAATGTAGGAGGCAGAAATGGCTGTACAACCCAGTAAGTCGGCTGTGGTACAGTCTCAGGGCAGAGAAAGACAGATTCTCTACACTGAATCAAGGGACTGGTGTCTGGTGTTTCGACACATGGGTGAAGTATCAGAGACAGAAAGGACTACCAATAATAGGACAATTCCACGATGAGACGATTAACCTCGTTAAAGAGAAAAACAAAGGTAAGGCAGCGGAGGTGTTGCGCTGGGCTATTGAAGAGACGAACAAGGAATTAAAGCTTAACAGAGAGCTTGACATAGACGTACAATTTGGCATAAACTATGCCGCTATACATTAACTAAGAGAGAAAATATATGAGCTTAAACGCAAAGAAAGTAGCACATTCAGGTGGTAAGAAAGGCCCAGCACAAGAAGCAATTGATGCAGGCACCTACCCAATTCGACTGGCACAAGTCATTGACTTAGGCTTACAGCCTCAACGTCCTTGGCAGGGAGAGGAGAAGCCTCCTGCTCATGAGATGATGTTGACATATGAACTGCTAGATGAGTTTTGTGTAGATGAAGACGGCAATGAGGACACTGACAAGCCTCGTTGGTTATCAGAAACACTATCACTACGTAGCCTAATGGCTGAGAAGGCTAAGAGTACACAACGCTACTATGCCTTAGACCCAAATGAAGATTGTGAGGGAGACTTTACAGCTTTGGCTGGTGTTGCAGCTAATGCAGCTATTGTACAAAACCCTGGTAAGGGGAAAAATGCTGGAAAAATTTATAACAATATACAAGCCTTGAGTTCTATGCGACCAAAGGATGCTGCTAAGGCTGAGCCTTTGAAGAGGGACGCTAAGGTGTTTGTATTAGATGAGCCTGATCTAGAGGTGTTTAACAGCCTTCCTGATTGGTTACAAGACAAGATAAAAGATAATCTAGAGTATCAGGGCAGTAAGTTACAAGCGTTGCTCTCAGGAGGTAGTACAGACACAGCCACTGGCCCTGTAGATGCTGCTGAAGATGACACTGACGCTGATGTAGATTGGTAGGAGAGATATATGAAAATTGAAACAGGCGACCCAGTAATACTAACAGACGCATCTGGACTACAGGAGGCTGGCCTAACCAAGGGCCAGCTAGGTTGGGCTAACTCTGTCACCCTCATACCGGGAGATGGTACGTATGTCTTCTTCATGCCTAAAGATGGTAAGCAGATGTTTGTCATACAGGCTGATAGGTTAGAAGTAGATGAAGAGGCTAAGGCTGCTGGTGTGACACTTAATGAGCACACT